GGATGGCGGCGGCGGAAGTGATAGGCTTGCCGCCGTCCGATGGCATCGAACTCGATGCCGCAGCGGATGCGATTGCCGTTGGGCGCAGTCTCGGTGGCATCAAACGGCAGCATCTCCGATTGCAGCAATTGCAACTGCAATGGGACCAGCAGACCGTCCTCTGCCCGGCGTGGGCGCAACCGGACAAAGCATTCGCCCGCCACGAACATCTCGCGCGCGACCATCGCCTGCAAACCATAGAAATCGGTCAGCCCGTCGGCATCGGCCTCGTCGGTCCATGCCAGCCAGAGCCGCTGCACCCGGTCGCGCAAGGCCGGATCCTCTATCAGCGACGAGGGTTTGATCCCGTCGCCGACGAGGTTTGACGCAAAAGCCTCGCAGGCATTCGCGGCATAACCGTTGGTGACCACCAACTCGCGTGAGCGCGCCAACAGTCGCGGCCCGCCCGAGGCGACCAGCGAGTTGATGTTTTCCAGCGGCGGCAGCCAGCCCCGCAGACGGCGCTGCGACATCGCCCCTTCCAGCCGTGCACGGACGGTTGCAGGGCCTCCGATCTTCCGGCGGCGAAAGGCATCGAGCCAGCCCATGCGTCAGAGCCCCTTGGAGGTGATCACGCGCACCTGCCGGATGATCTTGCGCCCCTCGGCAGTCGCGATCTCGCGGTCCAGCACTTCGATGGCCCGGTCGATCTCGGCCAGACTGCGGTAATCTACGGTTTTGCCGTCATAACTCACCCGCGCCACGCCGGAGGAGCGTGACGCCGCCAGCGCCTCGCGACGGGACTTCAGTTCTGCAATTGTGGGCATGGGGTTTTATCCGTTAGGTTTGGGGTGCAGCCACAGGAGAATGACGCCGCTCATGATCGAACCCATCGCGCGTATAAGAATTGCACTCGAGGACACCGACCCATTGGTCTGGCGCGAGTTGGACGTGCCACTCTCGACCACACTGGCCGCGCTGCATGACATCATCCAGGTCGTGATGGGCTGGTGGGATTACCACCTGTACGAATTCGAAATCGGGGACAAGATTTACAGCGTGCCGTCTTCTGACGACGCTCTGTATGAGCGCAAGGTCTTCAAGGCCAGCGCGCTCCGTCTCGTCACCGTGCTCGAGCGCGGCATTCGTGATTTCCTCTATATTTACGACTTCGGCGACAACTGGCGGCACCGGATCGGTATCGTTGAAGTCCGGCAGGGTGACGCCGATGTCGAATACCCGCGCTTCGTTTCCGGTGCCCGCCGTGCGCCACCCGAAGATGTTGGCAGCATCAGCGGTTTTGATGAGTTTCTTGAAGCGATGGCCGATCCAGAGCACGAGCAGCATGAGCGGATGGTGGAATGGTACGGAAAGCCGTTCGACCCCGATGATATTGACGAGCGCCGCTTGCACATGATCATCGGGGACTTTGCCGCGCGGCGACGCGGACCGTTGTTGAGCCACCGCGGCACTGGTCGCAAGAAGCCGTCGTGACCGGGTTCATCTGCGTTCTTGGCAGTCAGACCGCGCGTGAATATCGTAGCTACGTTGGATGGACGCTCTATCTTGGTCGCTGCCTGACTGGGCAGAGTCGATATCGGTGCAGGGCTTTGATCACCCCATGTAACTCGACCGCACGGTCTTTCGCCGCGCTGAACTTCGGGGCGCGCGCCGGTTCCCGCTTTGCGCTTCAGACCCACCGTCCCTCTGATCGATGACTTTGAACTGGCCTTCCAGCTCCTGCCATCGCGCGTCGGGCCAGCGGTCCGCACCAAGGATCCACGCGGCTGCCCGCGCATAGATGCGGATATCCAGCGCCTCGTTGCGTTCGCGCAGTTTCTGCCATTCCAGCTTCGAAAATCCGCGCCTGCTTTTGACTGTCACCAACTGTTCGGCAGTCAGTTGCTTCAGCCACTCGCTGTCGGCCCAGTCCGGCAGATGCACCGTTCCGGCGGGGAACGTCGCACCCGCGCTGATATCCTCGGCCGTCGGCCGATCCTGCCGCAGGAAGCGGTAGGTTTCGGCCTTGAAGGTCGATGTGGCCACGGTCCAGAGCCGGACGCCGCGCCGCAGTCGCTTGCCCGCGATGGTGGCGTCGACATAGGTCGGCCCCGTCACCGGGCTCGAGCGGTTGAAACCCTCCAACCCTTTGACCGGTGCCACCTGTGCAAACCCAACCTGCCGCGACCAGGCGTAGACGGCACTGGTCTCGAAGCCGGAGTCGATGGCGAGCCGGGCAATGGTCATATGCGTGCCGCTGGCATGGGCCCACGTCTTCCCAAGCAGATCGGTCAACTGCCGCCAGCACGCCGGATCACCGGGCCCGCCCTCGATCACGACGTGGTCGACGAGCCAGCTTTCCAGACCCCGACCCCACGCCCAGACATCGACCTCGATCCGGTCCTTCTGCACGTCGGCTCCGGCGGTCAGAAACAGCCCGCCCGCAGGGACCGTGCCGGATTTCCAGCGCTCGCGCCGGTCGTAGAGCCTTTGCCAGTCGGGGGCTTCCCCGGTTTCGACCCAGGTTTCGCCGAGGATCGTGTTGCGGAACGCTTTGATCGCCTCGTCCGACCCTTGGGCTGCTTCCCATGACCGCACGATCCGCTCCCAGCTCAACCAGCCGATAGGCGAATAAAGCGCCGAGAGGTGATACCCGACCGTGGTCGGATCGGCGGCAGCGGCGGTCGCCCGCCATTCGCCCCCCTCCAGCATGGCCGTCTTGTGATGTTCGCCGATGGGCTGATCGCACCCCTCGCAGAAATACTCCGCCGTTTCCGGCTTGCCCTTCTGCCAGCGCAGTCGGTCGAACTTCAGCCATTGCATCGCCCCGCAATGCGGGCACGGCACGAAATACCGGCGCTGGTCGCTGGCTTCATATTCGCGCTCGATCCGGCTGAGCCCCCGGATCGTCGGGGTCGAGACCAGGAACACCTTGCGCCGATGGGCAAAGGTCAGCGACCGCGCTTCCGCCAGCGTGACCGGGTCGCCTTCCTCGTCGGCCGAGGCCGGATAGGCATCGACCTCGTCGAGGAAGATGTACCGCGCCGGGGTGGACCGGAGCCCGACCGCCGAGTTCGCCCCCGTCATGATCAGGATGCCGCCCGCGAATTCCTTGGACAGCATGGTGTTGCCCGCGTCGCGGGATCGCGCCGGTTTGACCCTCTCCCGCAGGTCAGGACTTTCGTCGATCAGCGGGTCGATCCGCTGGCGCGAGTTGCGTTTCGCAAGTTCCACCGTCGGCTGGACCGCCAGCATCGGGCCCGGTGCCTGGTGGATGGCGAAGCCGATCCAGTTGTTGCCTGCTTCGGTCGCGCCGACCTGCGCCGCCTTCATGAACACGATGCGCTGCATTACATCGCCGGGCGACAGGCGGTCCATGATCTCGCGCATGTAAGGCGTGCGCGCCGTGCGATAGCGCCCCGGTTCAGCCGATGCGCGGCCCGACAGCATCCGGTGCTTGTCCGCCCATTGCGACACGGTCAGGTCCGGATCGGGCGTTAGCCCCGCGCCCCAGGTGCGCAGGATCTCCGCTGCGCCGTCGAAGTCGGTCAGACCGTCGTCGTCACCGGAAATCGGGCCGGACCTCGGCAAGCTCGTCGAGGTGGGCACGGACATGTTTTTCCAAGGCCTTCTGCATCGCGGCCGGTTCGACCCCCAGTTCCGCCGCCATCAGCGCGGACGATCGTGCGGGCCAGTTGACCCATGCGTCCCGCACCTCCCGCGCCAGGCGAAACACCAGCGACAGCGCCCGGGCTCGCTCGATCAATTCCCCCTTCAGCTTTTGCAGCCGGATGCGCCGCTCCTGCGCCTTCAGCACCTCGTTGGCTGTCTTCGCCTGGAGGTAGGTCGTGCCCCCGCCAACGGCCGGCACCGCCAGACCCTGTTCGCGCAAGGTGTCGCCCACGGCCGTCACCGCCGCTTCGGGGACCGGCTTCAGCTTCGGTTCGGGTGGCTTCCGGGTCTTCGACGGGTCGGTGGTTTCCGCCCGGCGCACATCGCTGGCCCCGGCATCAATGCTGCCGTCGGCAAACAGCACCAGCCGTTCGGCAGTCTTCGCCTTCTGGATCGCGCCCCGCGACAGCCCGACATGCGCGGCGTACTGGCGCTCGCTCATGCCCTCCATTGGCGGCTCCGATTATCATTCAATATCATGTGCTTATCTCGTTGATAAGCATCGCGGACAGAGCGAACGTCCTTTCAGAAGGACGATGCAACTCACCAAGGAGCCACAAAGATGACCCGCCGCGCACAGGACAACACGAAAGCCCTAGATGCCTTCATCGGCAAGAAGGCCGAGATCGACGCGATGCTCGCCCGACTTCAGGCTCTCAGCGACGACCACTTCAACTTCGATCCGGAGGCGGTCAATTGGGGCAGCGTCGGATCGATTGGCAGCGTCGCCAGCGACCTCCGGAAGATCACAGATTTCCTTTTCGGCGAGGGAGAACACGCCGAATAACCCACT